GGCGGAGCCGGAGGCGGACTAAACTTCGGCGGAGCCGGAGGCGGTGATGTTATGAATGGTGGTGAATTCGGCGGTCCTGATATGGGAGGAGGAACAGACATGGGTAATGAAGCACCTGCTCCAGAAACACCTGCTCCAGAAACACCAGCACCTGAAGGTGGAGAAACAATGTAATGTAGAACATTAATAATAAAAGCCTCACAAAGTGCCCTAGATTCAATTCTGGGACACTTTTATTATTAAAATAATAATTTATAATGTGTTAAAATCAAAATAAACAATTTCTTCAATAAATAATAAAATAAATAAAGTGTTTATTATATATGGCAACAATAAAAGGAACATCAAATGCACTTGGAAATTTAATTAATAAAATTAATGCAGGTTCTGGAACATCTGCACCAGTTTCTTCTGGTTTTAGTGGAACACCTATAGATATAGATGACTCAATTCCAACTAATATGCTGAATCCTGAACCAGTTATCAAAATTAATTATAAATCAACAGAAAAACAGTGCATTAAAAAGGCAAAAGAACAATTAATGAAAATAGTTAAAGAAGTTGTGCCAACTATTTTACAGAATTCAACAATGATTCTTGACAAAGTAGAACAAGATGCAGAACAACTTGGGCATATGTATTATGAATCTATCAGAACAGACAAAGTAATTCAGGCAAATATGGATGCTATTGGACATGGCGAAATATCTCCAAGACTGTTTGAAGTCTATATTAAACTTTCTAAACAGCAATCAGATTTAGCACAACAAATAACAATAGCACAAAACAATATGCGCAAGAATTATATAGATACATATCTGGATTTGCAACAAAAAGACAATGCAGAAGAAAACTTAGCTATTGGAAATTCTAAACATACTAATGAAATTCCTGCATTGGAAGAGAGTAAAGAAGAACCTGCAAAACTAGAGAATGTAATAATGGGAACAGGAAATGTGGCTAAGATGCTTCAAGAGAAAAAGAAACAAGCACTGATTGCTAAATTCCAAGAAGTTAAAGATGATGAAGAAAAATAAAATGCTAGAGAAATTAAACTCTAGCATTTTTTATTTCTTATTTTATTTTCAATATATATCCTTACTCCATAACTGGACGAACTGAATAACCAATACAACGGCTGCAGTTGCCCAACTCGGTATCGCCAAAATCTAAGCCTAAGAAGCAAGCCTAATCAGCACGGTCATAGCTAAGATTTGAAGTCCACAGGCCACTATAAGAACAATCACTACCACCCATCCTTGAACCAAAACAATAACCAGCCGCTGGAATAAATAATTTATTACCATTAACTTTACTAGTAAATACTCGGCCATTTAATCCTTGAATACCTTTATAATCGGTAACCCAACGATTAGTAGTATGTTCTAATAATACTTCATAATCTTCTCTTCTTGGCATTCTCCAAGGTCTGCCCCAATTAACAGTTGCTGCATCATCATTAGGCATGAGAGAGTTTTTACGATCTTTTTTATTGTATTTCAATAAGTTTTCCTCATCAGAATTTAAGTATTTATAATTAGTCCATATATATTTTAATTTTGGTTCAGTTTCACCCCAAGCATAATAATCTCCATACCAATCTTCAGCATTTTTACCTGGTTTTGCACCTAAATTATACTTAGCCCACTTAACATCTAATCCTAAATCTACAAAGTCCCCATCGTTAATATCCACATCATCATCCAATGTTGTTGTGGTAGTCCAACCATCATATTCATTCAATGCTTTCTTAACTTCTTTAGCTACTGAAGTCATAATACTTTCATATAAAGCTTTTTTATTATCTTTTTTCATATATTTAATTATGTTTTTTTTATTTATTCAATATATTTATTTTTTATTTTTTAAATAAAATTTAACTTCTATTTTTTAATTTAAGAAAAAAGTATTATCTTTGCATCGTAATTAAAAAAGATAGTATTAACCCTTTAAACAACATATGCTATGACAACTGCAAATCTTCGTTCAATTATGAACCTCGCTTGGAGATTCGTTAAAGAGAATAACATGTCAATGAGTGAAGCACTTAAAGCCGCATGGAAAAATGCAAAGCTTTATAAAGCAATGTGCAAGTCTGTTGCAACTTTCACTTTCCGTAAAGTTGATGGAACTATTCGTCATTCTACTGGAACTCTCAGTGTTCAGGTTATCCCGTCTCACTGTATTCCTGCAGGTATTCGTCCGCATGCTAAGAACAGCAATCGCCAGGCATATTTTGATATGGACAAACAAGAATGGCGTTCATACAAACGTGAAAATCTTATTTCAATTTGTTGAAACAATCTTAACTTTTTAGTTTATAATTATTAACAAAATTGATAATTATTATGGCAAAGCTTACACAAGAACAAATTCAAGCGAATAAAGTAGAGTTTATTAATCTTCTTCGTTCAACAGGACGTGAGGGGATTGAAAATTTGATTAACTGGCTGGAAACTAAGTCAGATTTTTTTACCGCACCGAGTTCATCCAGATTTCACGGTTCATATGAAGGTGGTTTATGTCAGCATAGTCTTAACGTTTATCATGCAGCAACTCAGTTGTTTTCTACTATGCTGCCATTAGCGACACCTGATCATAATGTCAGTGATATTAAACCGGAAAACATTATTATTGTTGCATTGCTTCATGATTTGTGTAAAACAAATTTTTATATCAGATCTGTAAAAAATTTCAAAGATGAAGCATCAAATACCTGGCATCAATATTATACATATGATATTCATGATACATTTCCGGTAGGACATGGTGAGAAATCTGTAATTATGGCACAGAATTTTATTCGGTTAACATGTAATGAAATTCTTGCAATGCGCTGGCATATGGGAACAAGTGATCCGGGCGCATTTATTTCTCCGTATGAAAAATCATCATTGAATGATTCAATGAACGGTTGCCCGCTACTTGTTATTATCCAGCAAGCAGATATGTTCGCATCATATATGATGGAAGGAATGTTTGATCCTAAAATTGAAAATAGAATTAATTAAAAAGAGTTCCAAATTAAGGAACTCTTTTTTGTTATGGAAGTGTATACATATTTGGAACTTTATTCAACTTAGTGAACCATTCTTTACAGGATTCTATGTCTTTTTGTGCTTCATCAACTATTCCAGACATTTGAATATTTATACCACCTATTAATGAAGTGGAGAATATAGTCATTAGTTTATTTGCCTATAATTTGCAATGTGCCGAAATCCATTTTTGAACCCAGACATTATCAAATAATTCTTGCTCCGGAACTTTAACTTTTAACCCACAGAAAACATTAACTCTTGGATCATGACCAAGAACCAATAATTCATGCTAAACATAATTCCATCTATGTTGAATATCTATTAATGTAAATTGTTTAAGCTGATCCCATGCACTCCAAGATATAGTTCTGAATGCAACAGAGTCCATATTCATTAAAGAACCTAACCATAAATCGGACATAAATGCTTTATTGAATCCAAAATCAGGATCCATAATTCCAAACATTGCATTTCTATGTTTCATTTCTTGGAATCTGGTGACAGCAACTACACAATCAGGGAATGCAATTTTTCTGTTTTTTCTGAATTCCGGAGTCCAGAATAATCTAGCCGGAAGGATTATAAAATTTTCTTCTGTTGCATCCGGATCAATTTCTATTAATTGTTTTAACTCTCTATCTATTATACGATCAAAAAGTGTATCCGGAAGATTTATTGCAAGTGCCCCATCTAATGTAACATCTGCTTTCAACCAATTTTTAAATTCTTCTCTAGTCATTATTAAAAATATTAATATTTTTATATTTATTAAATTTTAGTAGACCAATCTCTTTGAGAGACTTTTCCATCTTTAATGTCTATTATTACATTAATTGGCCATATGCATTTTATTCCGATTGGTGATTTAAATTTTTGTCCCTAATAATAAAAAATATTTCCAGCCTATTGTCCAATATATGTTCCGTCTCCTAATGATTCTATCGGTTTTCCATTTTCTTCCTCGTCTTTAATTCTTTGCACCTCTTTTTCTTCTGCTTCACGTTTTAATTTCATTTCTCCAATATAGACATCTTTGAAATATTTGGATGCTTCTTCAAAATCATCAAACAAAACATCACCTTCTTCTGGAGAGCAGTCCATCATATTTCCATTTATATTGACAACATACTATGCAGATTGAACATTAGACACAAATTTCATATCATCATATTTAGTTAAAAATATTTCATGAGGGCCATCATCCATTATAATATAATAAATTATTGCATGCTTATTAATATCTGGATCCCATATTCCAATATAACCATTATCTATTTCCGCTTCACCTCCAAAAAATTTGGCCATCTATAATTTAGACTAATGAAGTTTATCTCTATATTTCTAAACAACTTCTGGTTTAGTTATATATAACGGATGTTCTTCATATGTTCCTTCGCATGGCATAAAACTGCCACCAAAATTCCATTCAAGGTTTCCTGTTAAATCTAAATCTTCATCTTCTACTGGTAAATTATTCATTCCCAAAAACATGAGATTCTATATTCGTCTTGCAAATTGTCCAAATCCACAATCACGAGGCATTAAATTTCCTTTAACTATTTTATAAATGTATTTCATAACTTAAAATCTTCTTCCGCTTAACATGTTTCCAAACCCTTGGTGGAAACCATTGTTATTATATAAATTTTGATCCATATTTCCTTGCATCAATGCGCCATAACCATTTTGTTTATATCGTAAATTTCTGAAATTGGCTCCTGCTGTTTTATAGAATGCATCAAACTGTTCATCCGTTAACTATGCTTCTTTTTCAACTAATATATTCAGCATCTGACCGATTTTATATAATTTTTCAGTCTATGGGGCTTTTTCAATCCATTCATTTAAGAATTTAATAAATTGACGTGATTCTGGAGCAATAGAAATGAATAAACACGTTATTGCAATATCATCATGGCATAATGACCCTTCATATGTATTTTTCTTTTTATTCTTTCCGAATTGATTCAATTCATTAATAGAACTATGGTTAACATCCTAATCATGCTGTCTGACTAATATTTGTCTATTATGAATCATCTTAGCACCTAATTCACAGTAATAATTTTTGCCATGTTCTCCACTAACAGTTCTGAATCCATATTGTTCTTTCATTTTTTGAATTGGCTGACCAGGTTTTTGAACACCTTTAATTGTTTTAAGAATTAATGCATCATAATAAGTAGGGTGTTGCTTGAATTTATTAATCCAGTTATTTCCATTAAAATTCATTTCAATCAAGATTCTGACATTATCTATTTCGCCATATCCGGTTTTCAATATTTGAAATGCAATATATTTAGCTGCTTCCGCACATTGTGTTTCATCTTTGAAATTATCGATATATAAACCTACTTGTTTATATTGGACGCAATCTTTAATAGAT